CCATGTGAATATACAGCGAACGGCTCACGCCGGTCTTCCGGGCGACCTCCGCCTGCGTCAGTCCCAGCCGGTGGCGGCACCAGCGCAGGCGGTCCGGCACGTTGTCAATGTCCGCATAACTGTGGTACTTCCGGTTGAACCTCTGGGCTTCCAGCAGCCTCCGTGGGGCAATCAGCCGGAAGGAATGGATATAGAGCGGCGCGAACCGGGTCACGCCTCCCTCTGTCCGACACATAATAAAAAGGTTCGGCAGGAAGTCCTGAAATACCGCCCAGCAGCCGGACGGAGTTTCTTTTGCACCTGAAAGCGCGTTGGGGGTAGGATAGCATTTTCAATGCACCGGGCGGCATAAGTAGCAAGTCTGACATTTTTCTCCGGCTTGTAGCTGGAGATACCTTTAATGAGTCCAATCGTCCCAATGGAGATCAGGTCATCTTGATCTACGTTTTGGGTGTAATATTTTTTAAACGGATACCCACAAGGGAGGATTTTTCCCGTTGGAAAGCGGCCTCCCATGGGCCGCCGAATTTCAGATGGATGTCAAGACAGATGTTTTCTTTTGTACTCTCCTTCTTGACTACAATATGGTCAAGGATCGTTGTCACCAGAGCGGAATCTATGCCGCTGCTAAAGGATAAGTCCTGTCCAACAGCGGTTTTAATTTCTGCAAGCTGCGCTTTGGTGAGCTTACTCTTTTGTTCCTCTGCATGTAATATCTCTATTTGGCCTTCCAGGCCCTTGATCTGTTCATTAAAGCTGTCATTGCGGCGTTTGAATTCTTCGATGGTTATGGCCCCGGCAATACTCAGTTCCAGCAGCCGGTCCTTTTTTGCGGAGAGATCATTCAGCTCATTCTCTAAACGCTGTGTATCTCTGGCGTAATCATGCTCATCCGGAACGGCCTGGATGACCTTTACCACCGCATCCACGATCGCCTGTTTATCTTTTGCAAGCTGATCGAAGATCTGCGCCATGATCTGATCCAACTCCGTCGTTCGCAGTTGCGGTGCGAAGCAGGCAGACTTGCCTTTTGCGTGATAAATCTTGCACTGCCAGACTTCCTTTTCTCCTGACTTGCTCTTGATTGTGTGGCGATGGAAGCTGGTTCCGTGTTCTTCACAAATGATTTTTCCGCTGTAGGGATAACGGTTGTGAAACTCCGCCCTGCTTTGGTGGGCACGGGCCTGTTCACTACGGCGCTTGTAAAGTGCATTCGCCCGGTCCCATAACTCTTCTGATACGATGGCGGGGACTGAAGGATCAGGGTACATCACCCACTCATCCTCATCTAGGAATATCTTCCGCTTACTGCGGTAGTCTACGGTTTGGGACTTGTTGGCACAGTACCAGCCTTTATACTTGGGATTGCAAAGGATATGCCGGATCGTCAGCGAGTTGAATTCATTTCCCTTTCGGCTGGTGAAGCCCTCCTCATACAGCACTTGGGATATCCGTCGGACGCCCAGCTGCTGATTGGCATAGAGCTCAAAGATCCGCCGGACTGCCTGGGCCTCCTTTTCGTTAATGGTCAGCACGCAGTCCTTTTTGTCATAGCCCCACAGCTGGTCGTTGCCCAGTATATGGCCATTTTTGATAGCCTGCCGGAATCCGAACTTCAGGCGTTCGGAAAGTTTCCGCACCTCATCCTGGGCAACCCCGGCCATAACTACCAGACGGAACTCACTGTCGCTGTCCAGGGTGTTGATGTTATCGTTCTGGAAGAACACGCCTACATCATGCTCCAGAAGCTCCTGGGTGTATTGAATGCTGTCCAGCGTAGAACGCGAGAAGCGGGATATTTCTTTCGTGATGATGAAGTCAAAGCGTCCGGCTTTGGCATCCGCGATCATCTGATTGAAACTATCCCGCTTCTTTGTGCTTGTCCCGGAAATACCCTCGTCGATATATCCGGAGCAGTATGTCCAGTTTTGCTTGCTTTGGATGAATTCAGTATAATACTGCACCTGATTCTCCAGACTATTGAGCTGCTCATCCTTGTCGGTAGAAACTCTGGCGTAGAAGGTCACCCGGAGGGGAAGGTCATAGATGGACTTCCCCATCCGCATCTCAGTTCGTATCCGGTGTACATTCATGCTCGTTCGCCTCCTCTTTCAAGCACACAGGATACCGGAAGAAGTCCGGAAAGTCTATTGAAGAATGTACCAAATCGACTGCGCTGGAATAGGTGGTTTTCGATATAAGTCCGGCGGATAAAATGCGTTCCAGCAGGACGCTTACCAACTCTCGCTGTGGGCTCGCCACGCTGCATCACCTCCTTCTGACGATATGCGCGCGACAGCGCAAAAATGCCGCCCGGATTTCCGAGCGGCATTATGCTATAGGTTTTGCTCTTGAAATTTAGAAATAATCCCGCGAATAATCAAGAATGATCCAGACTCATTTGAGCAGAAGCAGGCTGCGTCTCCATACTGCTCATATCTTCTTCAGCAGTACAGACACGCTGAGATTGCAGCTCGTGCAGCTGTGACCACCGCAAAGGATACCGCGTCTTTTTGTTATAGGCTGCCAGCATAACCTCCGCATAACCCATAGACCCCATCTTGCGCTCCCGCGCACTGCGGCTGATCTCTCTTGCTAAAAACTTACCGACTTTTTCCTGAAACAGATCATCGCGCAGGCTGTCACCATATGCGGTGATCATAAGCGAGATCCCTTTGATAATATTTGCTGTCAATGAATCCGGTTCCCCTTCCCAGGCGGCTACGCAGAGCCGCAGCGTGCGATCCAATGTATTAAGTCCATACCGGTGATAAATATATTCTATTGTTGAGATGGCGCATACACATCCCGGGCCTTTGTTGGAGGCGATCCGCAGATGATACGATTCCACCAGGCTTTTGATCAAAATCTGGTCGTCATTGCCCGCTTCAATATTCGCCATGAAGATCTCATAGGGCAGCAGCGGCTTCACATACTTCTGCTGCTTGGCAAAAGTGTCCGCCTCCTCGGTGTAGCCCATGCCGTCATATACCATGCACCAGACCGGCGTGTCACGGGAACCGGACACCGCTGCTACGATTTCGATGGTGTGCTGGCCGTTGAAGACATAGTTGATCCCGTCCCGGCGGCTGACCTTGACCGGATTGATCTGATGTACGTCAAAATTTTCGGCGGTCTTCTGAATATGTGCGATGGACAAGTTGCGCTGATAGGTCTGGTTTGAGACCAGATTTTTGATGGGGATCTTCTCAAAATGCACGTCAGGAACAAACGCGCTGTAGTCATCCATGGTTACACTTCCTTCTTTATGTGATGCAATACAGATTCCACTTCATTTTTTAACAGAATCAACTCTTTCCTTGCTGCGTGTTTTGCTTCGGCTGAAACTGTTGTGAAATCTGTGGAGCTGTTCACTCTGCGTATTGAACTGGCCCAGGTAGGGATCGTCAGCGTAAGGCTTGCGATTTCAGCATCGGGGTCATAGCGGGGCATACTCTTAATGGAAACAGCCGGTAAAACCGGAGAGGTGGACTCACGGCGTTTTTCAGGAAACAGGCTGTCCAACTTGCTGGTCCCGTCTGCAAGATCTACGCCGCTTTGCAGAACGGTACTCAGTCTTTGAATCTCATCCTGAGTCTTATGCGGCAGTTCTAAAATGTGGTCAACTGTCAGCCATAGGCGGCCGGACAACAGTCCCTCCGCCAACTCCGGCGCGGCAGTCCGCACAACGTCGATCGCCCTTGCATACGAGGCATAGCGTTCCACAGTTTCTTGACGAATGTGATACAATTTTCCAAGCCGCTCCCGGATTCGGATCGGTGCGGATTCATATTTGGACACACCGATCAGAGACATCCGGCGTTTTCCGGCGGTGGGCGGTGTGGAGGCCGCATAGTGCGCTCCCAACAGCTTCAACGCAAGGAATTGCCGCCCGATGAGATACCGTCGCATGGCATCCGTCAGATCCCTCCTCTGGAGCTGATCACGGCAGATCCACTCGATCACTTCCTCGCTGTTTCTGGCCGAATTGTTTTTGATCCGGAATGGGACGTGCAGACGATGGAATATCGCATATCGCTCATAATCTACCAACAGGCGTCCGCTCCAGACAGATATTGGATCAACGCAACCAAATTGGCGGATCTGTTCCTCCATGTGCTCTATGGCCTCTGCTCCATACGGCAATACCAGCTGGCGGTATTCTTCTCGGATTTTTAGCGTGTGCAGCTTTTCAGGGCCGGTATCGATCAAGATTCACCCTCTCCTTCCAATGCCTGTTTGGCTGGAGCATCCGGCTTAGCTGAGGAGGGTTCCAGCTCAAAAACGGCATACTCGTCAAAAATGTGAACCAGCGGCGCCACGCTGTGTTCCTCTGCGGGCGTGCCGAACCAATCGCGCCAATCAGCAGGGAACCACGGCGCACGCTGCCGGACTGTACCCGTGTTATAGGTATAGATTTCCGCCACCCGCAAGTCGAATGCCAGCAGCCTTGAACCGTTGGAGTGCAAACACTTCCCTGCTATCCGGTACCGGCAGCTGGTATCCCATTCCATGAGCGCACAAATCTTTGCCCAAAACACTGGACAGGATAACTGTCTCGGTTTTCGCTTTCCATTGCGGGAGTAACACCATCGGAGGGAATCCCTGATACCTTCCTGGCTGGGATGCAGCGTAAGCACCTTGTTTTCTCTGTTGATCAAGATCTGTACATAATCAAATTCAGGAAATTTTGTTAAGCAAACGCCGTTGACCCACATTTTCTGCCTGCCGAACGTGACGGCTGGTTCTGAACTCTGCGAAAAAAACTGACTGCGGACTACTTCATAGCCAACGTTGGGAAAATGGTTATCTGCATATTCTTCTGAGGGCAGAGATTTCTTATCCTCCATCTGTCGTTTCCTCCCGCCGCACTTCCGGAATGAGTTCCTGAATGCTTTCCACAATATCGTCAGATGCGGTAAAATCTTGTTCCTTTCCGCCGGAAGGTGGATCTGCGGATGCCATAAGCCGCCAGTCTCCGTCTGCATCCGCGTTGATGTGTTCCTCCGAACGGAAACGGGCATAACAGCCGTCTCCCATCAAGGTGGCCGGAAACGCAATCACAGCCCGCTTCGCGGCATCGCGGAGCAGTCCATGGCCAATACCGCCAAACACTTTGTCGGGGATCAATATTTCTGCATCCCGCAAATAAAACAGGAGAATAGCGCCCTCCTGGTTCCGGCGGCATGAGCCATGTACACGATATTTGTATTCCACATTCCAGCCGAACAGCTGATACAGGGTAGGGATGAAAGCCGCGCCGCTGATGGGTTTGGACCTCCATCCGCCGTTCCCGGCGGAGCTTGTCCAGCGTACCGCGTGCCGCACCTTTTCTTCCGCCCGCCGGACGGCCAGCGTCTTTTCCTCGGGATGAACCAGCAGTTCTACGTATTTTACCCCTTCAAGCTGTTGAATGCCTGCACGGTTGAACCGAATGCCGTTGGCGGAGATCGAGACGCATGGGACAGCGGATGAGCGGAAGAATTGAGAGGAAACCATTTCAAATCCGCGCAAATCAAAATCACCGGGCCGGACTTCTATTGTGACCGGTTCAGAAGCCTCATCTGTTTCATGGGCGCACAGCGAAGCCTCCCGATACGCTTCCGGTCCGAACCCGGCCCAGCGTGGATTTACCGCGACAAAGCCCTCCAGCAGCCCCGCCGGTACGGTATGAAGCTCCGGCAGTATGCCTCTACCGCCGTATTTTGCGTTGCTGATCAGCTTCTGTGCCGCGAAATAGTCCTCCGGGGAGATGATCGGCTCGTGATGATTTTCCGCAAAATATCCAAGACGTTCCCCTCGATTCTTTCTGGCCCTATGGTTCAAATAGTTGGGCGTAAAGGTTTTTCTTGCCCTGACGGCTCCGCAGTGACGCTCATTTCGTAAGACCTGTAGAACGCTGCCGGCAGACCACACCTTATTCCCTTTTTTTGTCTGACATCCTAATTGTGTCAGCGTGTCCGCGATCTGCCGGCAGGTATAGCCGTAGAGATACAGAAAGAATATGAGCCGGACGACTTTCGCCTCTTTCTCATTGACAATCAAGTTTCCCTCCTCGTCCTGGTCGTATCCGAGCAGTGGAGGTGTGAGATAGATCCTGCTCCGGAAACGCATTTCTATGGAAGCATTCATAGCATTGCTTTTAATGCGCGACTCCTCCTGGGCGATACCGGAAAACATCAGCAGCTGCATTTCGCCCTCCATTTTTAGCGTATAAAGGTTCTCGCTCTCAAAGCGTACCCCAACGGGTGGATTCAGTTCCATCAGCTCCCGGACAATTTGACCACAATCCACGTAGTTTCTTGCGAAGCGGGAAATACTCTTGGTCAAGATCAGATCAATCTTTCCTGCTTTGCAGTCCTCGATCATGCGGTTGAACTCTTTTCGCTTCTGTGTACTTGTGCCGCTCAGGCCTTCGTCCGCATAGATCCGGTATAATGTCCAGTTGGGGTGGTTTTGCACCTGGCTCTCATAATAATTCTTTTGCAGCTCATAGGATGACGTCTGCCTGGGATCTCCGGTAGAGACGCGGGCATAGACCGCCACCCGCTTCGGTTCGCTGTCATCGTCAAAATCGGGCTGGGATACCGTCACAGGAATAACCCGAACCGTTCCTGGCGCAGCACCTTGATAGCGCCGCCGTATTCTGGCTTTTTGCTGTTGAATATCTTCTGCCTTCCGCTCATTTTCATTCATTTTCGGCCGCCTCCAAAGTTTTTCTTTAGTATAAGACATTCTGCGGATAAATGGAAATAACCACAGGGATAGAGGTATCCCTACGGTTATAGAAATCGAGCAGTTCAGAAAATATTTTGAAACTATTTTCGCCAAAGCCCGTCGCCTGGTAAACTTCTTGCCGGATTCAGACGAAAGCGGGGTGAAAAAATGGAACTGAATTGCAAATTAATTGGACATAGGGTGAGGTCAATACGAAAGATACGAAAATTGACCCAAGCGGAGTTGGCTGAGCACACGGGCTTGTCTGTCCCCTACATCAGCCATATTGAAAATGGGGTCAAACAGGTAAGTCTGCAAGCTCTGGTTAAAATTGCAGAAGCCCTGGAATGTACGGCAGATAGACTGCTCTACGAAAATCAGACAAGTAACTGCAGTGTTTGGCAGTCAGAACTGACGGAAATTCTCTCTGACTGCAATACAGTTGAGCAGCGATTCTTGCTGGAAGTTCTCTGCGCAGTCAAAGACTGCGTTATTGCCAGAAGACTTATCAATAGCTCAGAATCAGGAACGCAATAGGATACGCCCCTCAATGGTATCCCAGACCTCAACGCCCATTCGTTCAAAAAATGCGGCAGCGTAGAAACTTTCCTCGGGTAGTCTCCCAATACATGCGAACCGAGAAACCAACAGGATATCGAACTTTTTCTGCTCTGCGCCTGCGCGAAGCTCCAAAAGTGCATCGTCTGTTTTCTCCCAAAACTCGCGGATGGGACGCCATCCATGCTGTTGCGCAAATGTCAAACACGTGGTACGTTGAAGATTCATTTCAGGCTCATCTTGTGGTAAGGTTGTGTCTGTCCGATAGAGCAGGCATGCGCGTTTTAAATGCTTTTCCATAAGGATCTCCTATTTTTTAATAAATTTTGAGTGAATGTGGGTATCTATGTGAAAGGCCCGGATTCTCTGCATGAGAATCCGGGCCTTTTGCATCAAAGAATCTGTATCAATATATCCGCTCTACATGGGTATGTATAAGGAAACTTATCTTTATCTTTCAGCCGAGGATAATATCAGCCATCCTAAACAAATACCGCGATTGCTTGAATGCCAGTGATTCGGGCTCCCGCATCATCTGGTGTACTACCCCAGACGTGCGAGAGAGCGCTTGATTTTATCATCGGCCAAATCCCCGTACAGATTTTTGGAGGTGTCCTCAGTTGAAAGAGCTCTTTACCGTTTCCTATGCTGTCACTGCCTGTTCGACATCTTCCTGTACGATACTGTCGATTCCGTTGAGGAACTGCTCCACGTTAATGTTGAACTCTACCGGCAGCTTGTAGTCGCGGTATACCGTAACCCGCTTGATGATGTACCCACAGATCATCTTCTTCGTGGCAATGTCACTGCTGTCGAAGATTTCGGACCATGTAGCGATCCGATTGAACTCCGCCTGCATCTCCGCAGCCTTGGCGTTCTCATTTTCCAGCTCCACCGTCAGCTCCGTAAGGCGGTGGCTGGTGTCAAGCACCCGCTGGCGGGTTTCGTTCAGGACTTCGTTCAGCACCTCCATGGGCAGCGCACTCTGCCCCTGAACCGCTTTGAGGGCCTCCGCCTTCAAGGATTCGTATTCCTTGTTTGCCTTGGCGTTTTCCGCCCTGACACGCTGGAGGTCGCCCCGCAGGAACGCCATTTGCTTCTGGCAGGCTTCCCCGACGATCCATGTCGCTTGAGGCGCATTTCATCTTGTCGAAGACCTGATGCAGAATGTTCTCGACTACACCGTCCAGGATGTGCATCGTATATCCGGTCTGACCGTCGCATTCTTTCCGATGACGGGTCTTGTTGTAGCAGACGTAGCGGATGCGCTTCTTTTTCACTGGCGTTCCATCGGCCTGCCGGTACACCTTGCCGTTGGTGGTCAGCGTCAGCCTCCCGCCGCAGTGTCCGCAGAACACGTTCCCTGAGAGCAGGGACTGACCGGTGGTGTTGAGGGGCAGCGTCCTGCAATTTTTCTTCTCGTTGGTGCGCTCTGACATGAGACGCTGCGCCATCTCGAACAGCTCCGGCTTGATGATTTGCAGCTCCTCAAAAGGCTCTGAGTAGGTTTCGCCGCTGCGCAGGATACCCATGTAAAGCGGGTTGTGCAGGATCGCTCCGATGGTGGCATCGTGCCATGTCTCACCTTTGCGGTTCCGGATGCCGTGATCGTTGAGAAAGTGCGCCAGCCGGAACTTTCCATACCCGGAGGAAACGCAGAGGTCAAACATCATCCGGATGACTTCGGCTTCCTCATCGTCTATAACCAGTTTGTTGACCTCATGCTTCCGCTTGTTCAGGATGCCGCTCTTTTCCAGGCGATACCCGTAGGGAGTCATTCCACCCCGGAAGCGGCCTTCCTCAACCATCTGTCCCAGCGCCGTTTTGGTACGGATGGAAGTTTTCTGGCTCTCACCATCGGCCTGCCAGAACCGGATGTAATTGGTCAGGCGGTCCGTATGGGACTCAAACCGCTGCTCACCTTCCTGGACGCTCCAGACGCGGATTCCTTTCCGGACGAACCACTCTACTACGAAGGGCGTTTCATCTGACTTCCGGCCCAGCCGGTCAAACATGAAGACCAGCAGAATATCGAACTTGCCCTGCTCGGCTTTCTTCTTGATGAGCTGCAGCTTGTCACGGTCATCGGCGCTGACCTTGTACCCGGAGACGCCGGTTTCCTGCTCCTCGCCTACGATGATCCATCCCATTTTTTCCGCAAATTCGCGGCACGCCTTCCGCTGCATGGGAATGTCGGCGTTATTGTCCACATCGTGGTCAACCTGCTTTGTGGTGGAAACTCTGTATAAACATTGAACTCTTTCAGCCATTTTATCCGTCCTCCCTGTTATTCGTGATGTGAGAGAGCGGATATTTGATCTGGATTCACTTGTCAAGGTGCAGAGGCTTTTGCCATTCACATCATCTCACATCACGGCCAATAAAGCTAGTGAAATTTCAAGAAAAAGAAAGAAATTTAAATGATCAAAGGCGCTTAACCATATTTATATGCTGCGTTACTTGCCGGTCATCAGATAGGTTCCCAGGAGGGCTTGTTTTACCTGGACCGCAATCTGAGGATTAGCTTTCTCTGCAAATTGCAGCATGACTTCGTGACCTTGTATCGTGATAATCATCTTCTGCTCGCGGCTTTCTTCGTTCCTGGACATCTGCATACCTCCCTTTAGGCGCAAGAAAGCACCAACCGCTTACAGTTGGTGCTTTCTAATCTGATAGTATTCTTGATGAGCTGCTTAATTGATGCATCTACTGTTTTGCCAACAATTCCGCATACTTTGCACGATCTTCCTCCGGAATTTTCAGCATGGACATCGCTTGGTCTGCAGATAGACTCATACTGCCCATAAGGTTGCGGATGGCATTGACAAAACCTTCGGCATATCCTTCTGCACGGCCCTTGGCAAGTCCTTTGGCAATTCCCTTTTCTTCCACGCCTTGGCTCAAATTACACATTTCTTTCAGGCTCCTTTCTATCGTTTCAGTAATCGGTATCGCGTATTCGTCCCGTAAGATCTGTTTCTTTTCTGTATCCTTTAGATCACTTGACAGCAACACAGAC